TCACCGCGGGTAAGACTGGATGTGCTGCCAAAAATCATTCTCGATGGCGGACATAAGAAATTGAGCCCCGAGCGGAGATTTGACGCTACTATTTATTTCACTACAGAACACCTGTTTCATGATTTGAAACACGGACAGGAACCATAGCCGCGGGTTCCAATGGACAGCTTGAGCGGGGCAAACCGTGGATAACTTAACTCCAGACGTACGAAGTCGCGCGATGGCCAGTGTCAAAAGCAAAAACACGAAGCCAGAAAGGGCGGTACGCACGGAATTACACAAGCTTGGGCTTCGATTTAGATTGCACGATAGAAACATGCCCGGCGCGCCGGACATCGTGTTCAAGAAAGCCAAGGTGGTTGTCCAGGTAAGAGGCTGTTTCTGGCATGGCCATGGATGCGAGCGCTCCAAACCACCAGAAAGCAGGAAAGAATATTGGATGCCGAAGATGCAGGCCACGCGGCGACGAGATGCCAGAAACGATCGCTCACTTAGAAAAATGGGATGGAAGGTGCTGGTGGTGTGGGAATGCAAAATGAGCACCGGACATGGGCTGAAAAATGAGGTAAGACGTATCGCCACGGCCATAGGAAAGAGGCAACGCGCCAAATTAACCTCCTGATGGAACCCTGGAAGAATTGCTTGACATTATCGAAGCCAAAGGCAGGGAAGTTGCCGAGGCAGTTAAAGAACTCAGGAAGCTAATAAAATTGTAGGGGGGGGGTGTGTTTAGTAGATACTAAAATGAAGATTTAGTGTACGCGTAGCGAGATCCCTCTGTGATGACACGGCATTATTATTTTGTGGGAGGTTAATAACTGTGGAAACTCGTGATATATTTAGTGGGCTTGCGGCATTAGCAGCGGCTATAGCCGTGCTCGTATCTGTACAGTCCTGCATAAATTCAGAAAGGGCAAATAGAATCGCCGACGATGCTACCGCCATTGCCAAAGAAGCTAATGACATTGCTTATAAATACTATATTCCGAGTATTATATCGATACAGAATCTGCAGAACAGCGATCCCAATAAGAACCAGGCAGGGGAAGTAGTTATCTATAATGCGGGTGGCCGCGTGGTGGATTTCAGACCGAATCTGTATACGCTCGCTGTTGTTGACTATGCCAATTATATGAAAAATACATATATCCTGATTTCAGGCTACTGCGACTATCCTGGCCAAGAGTTGCTTTCACGCGAAGGCGTGTTATGGAAATACAAGGTACTTAATGATGGCTATCTCAGGTACAATGCAATTCAGGGTCAGTTTAATGGCTCGTCTTCAAAAGCTTTGGGCGATGCTACACTGCGTCTAATGCTGATAATGAATTCGAGCTACAAAGATTTTACAAAGACACGCTCGTACAATGAATACTATGACGTACTACAGAGCCGCAGTTTGGCCTCTCAAGATGCTGACAAAATGATAAGTGAAGCTAATGCCAATAATGCACTGGCGGGTTCAAAACTTTCCCTATCTCTATATGATCCTAATGTAAGTGGTGAGAAGTTGTATGCGTGGTGGTTTTCCACCTTGAAAAAGTAGACGTATATTTGGACTTTCCATGTGGTGAATTGCTTACCAAGAAAATTCAGAGGTTTGTTGGCTGACCCCAGGGAAAACAGGGGTAATTTCTCCCAGCAAGATCGATTCTGTCGAGGCCGCCAGGACATGATATGCGGAATCCCAGATTGACGGAGGAGAATATGGGGCACGAAAAGACGAATAGCGATGAAAAACTCAGGAGACTGTGGCAAATTCCAGCGGTTCAGGTTCGCTACCACAAAGATGGGACTTGGTTCATGCCACTTGATGATTTCCCTGCGGCTCTCTGTGATTGCAATGGGTATGTTCTCTTCCGAACAAAGAGAGAATATGAGAAATCGTCGTTCCTTGCCATCGGCGTCAGAGTTAATGTCGTAGGCGGAATCTGCAGGATCCCTGGGTACATAGAAAAGAACACCGGGCAAGGTGCGCCCTGGTTATTAAGGGTGTGTTGAGACTGGTTTGAACGGTGCCACAATTGCGGTATGGGCAGCGAGTCTGCGTAGCCACCACGATGCCCGAAGGGTGTCACAGGTGTCACACCCGTCACAGCCAGGTACGAGCCCACGTTGTGACAGGTTGTGTGACAAGTTGGCCGCCGAAAAACAAATTGTCCTTCATGTTTGTCGGGCTCCCATTCTTTGGCCAACCTCATCTCCTTCCGATCCACTCTCGCTTTGACGCTCCCCGTGACGCTCCCGCCGGATGGTACGGTCTGTGGTTGGCTGTGGTCAAACGTGGTGGGCATCTGGCAGGACTACCTAAAACAGTGTATGACGCGATCCTGCTGGCTCATCATCCGAAGACCGATGCTCTGGTCCGCTGATCTACAAGTGTATAAACATAAATGGATGAATATTTGAACCGAGACCACCAAACAAATATAATTACAAGCGTATAGGAGGTAGATTGAATGGATGTAGTGGGAATAATTGTAGCTGCGAAGAAAGTTGGGGGCGTGGCTGACATCGTTGTAGAAACTTTAAACACCGTAGACATTACTAAACCTAAATAAAATCACGTAAAATGCCAGCTAGGCAAAGATATGACCGAGCAAGATATTCTTGAAAATGTTGGAAAAGGTATCGTGAAGATTTCTATTGTTGGCGGTTTGCTTGGCAATATTTGGACGCAGTAACGGATTGCTAAATAGTCAAAGCAATTGAAAAGGAGGCGAAAGATGCCGAAGTTAGGAGATTTCATGGAGAGTAAGGGGAAGGAGGCTGAGGTAATTATCCAGGAAGTATCCTTGATGAAACAATTGATAAAGGAAAGGTCACATCCCTTATCACTATTACGAGAGCTGATCTCCAATTCTGGATCAAAAGAAGTCGGCGCAACGGAGATAAAGATAAAATATACGATTGATGAGGAAGGCCACATATTTGAAGTTTTCGATAATGGCTGTGGCATGGATTATACGGGGAGTAAAACATTACCTGGGCGTCTCGATAAGTTTTTGGGATTGGGTCTATCAACAATTGTTGGAATAAAATCGGACGAGTTTTCCTGGAAGGGACTTGGATCGAAATTAGCCTATCAATCTAGGCGGATAGAAATAGATACTTGGTGCGGCAATGGCGATGCATTTAGAGTCGATATTAATGAACCATGGAGCAGCATAGAGAGAAATTTAATCCCCAAGCCGAAGATATTCATGTATAAGCCTGAGGAGGGGCGTAAGACAGGGACTTCTATAAAGATTTTTGGTCATCCTCCGCACAGAAAAGAGCAACCGTTTACGATGGAAGAGATCGAGAAATATCTACTACGACGTACCTTTATTGGATTCACGCGTGAACGGGACAATGAACCGGCATTTTCATTATCAGTATTAGGCAAAACAAAGGGCATAGATTTTGGTTTTCCCGAATTAAGATATAAAGATAATAAGACAGGGACCGTCTTTGTTGATGAAGTTCATACTGCAACAAAGGATGGAACTACCAAGCATGTAGGTGTTCGAATGAAGGGTTTTTACACATGGGATGAAAAAGACTACGGTTTGGATAAGAATCAATTGAATACAGGTCTTATTCTTTCTGTCAAAGGAATCCCGTACCTTGATTTAGATATGGAGCACTATGGCAGCAGAAACATAAGAATTGCACGACCAGGAGCCAACAAATGCTGTCTAATTGTGGAATGTGACCAAATTCAGGAGGAGATGAACATATCCCGTAGTGGTCTGGTTGATTCAGAAATAACCGATCTATTTAAGAAAGCTGTAACCAAGATCTTCGAAAAGCTGGAATCCTCACCGGAGCACCTAAAATTTAGGATGATTCCAGAGGAGAGAAAAACCGTAGCTGGCGCGGAATCGTTAGATGGTAAAAAACAAAATCTGGAATCTGAGGGCCAAAGGTGGGTTACTTATCAATCTTCGGAATCTGCAAAGCCCGTTGTTCTTTTGAGAGAGCCTGAAAATGAAAATGACGTATTGTGTATTTTATGGAAATTGGAGGCCTTAAATGCACTGCCATTTAAAAAGTTTCAGTCTCTAGGTCACGCAGGTTCTGGTCCTGATTTGATCGTGCATTTTCAAGAAGATGAACAGAGCAATCCAGAACGTTACACATCTATTGAGATCGAAAACAAATTCTACAACTATAAGGTTCATGGGCATAAGCCGTCACAATACCCGCGAGTAATATGCTGGGAGATAGGGAAAACACCTAAAATCCCTGTCAGTAAGACAGACAAAAAATATAAGTTCATAGCGAATCGTGATGCATTTCAAATACACATCTTCCCACTCCGATTTATGGATGGTATCAAAATTGTGACCAAGGGTGAGATAAGCAAATCAGGTCTATAGACGGAACAGTTTTGTTACTGAGGTAGTTATGAGTCTTTCTCTTTGTCTTCTAGGTGAGGGGCCCAAAATCACTGGCATTGATATACCGCGCCGTTTCTACTGGGTATTGAAGCCGCCTGCCGCCCCATTGGCGGGAATGCCGTATCCAATAAATTCGACTCCATGGGCGAACATCTGGCAAGCTGGGTTTCGTCATGTTGTGAATTTATATGAAAGCACGCCTAAATATGACCCGGCCCCATTAAGTATTTTGTATTCAGCTGAACTACGGGACCTTGTCGACGGTGGACAACCGCATGATCCCCAACATGAAGAAGACCTAATTAGAAAGGCAGTGAAGGATATAGCGAAGAAACTGTCATTTGGTGAAGGAGTAGTAATTCATTGTTGGGGAGGTAGAGGGAGAACCGGAACAGTTATTGGCTGTCTATTGCGTACTTTAGGATTTACAAGTGCTGACATTATCAGCTATCTGAATGAGCTACACATAGCCAGGGAGAAATCGGAGGGGTGGCCCGAATCTTCATGGCAGGCACAGCTGGTACAACGATTTTTAGAGTAAGTCAAGTAATATATATTTATTAAATAGTAAATAATTAGTCCTGACCGATTACCGCCAACTCGTCTTCACGGAAACAGATAACGTTCTCGTAGCCCTCTATTGCTACATGGATGGGATATTTACTTCCGAGCTGCAGACCGTTGGTGACGACCACCTCGGCTGTTTTTCCCACCAGCTCTGGTATCTTGTGGCATTCCTTGATCATGACCAGTTGACCCTCTTTCATCGTGCTTCCTCCTCATATCTCTCCTTTCTTTCAGTAGATTCCTTTTGCCCAGCTTGTCGGCAATGACCTCCTCAACCCAATCCTTCATGCTCTTGCCTTCCAGAGCCGCCTCGGACTTGGCCTCCCGCCAGATTTGTTCTGTAACATTCCTCAACAGTTTATCCGTCATTTTTAATCGATCCCTTTAAAAGTAATGCATCAAGTATAACAAGTATATCAAATATATCAGCAGCTGTCAAGTACTGCCGCTGCTATAACATAGCTTCAAACCGGTACTTTTAGTAGAAGTATCCTCGATATATCCAGCGCCAGGACCAAAAAACGACATTTTCCAGTTGTCCGTATATATACGCATACCCTATTATCGACTTCATCATGCGCGATGTTCCTGTTTTACCGGGAGAATATTCAAATTGGAAAGATACCGGCTGCGAACTGCATACACTGTGTCTGGAATGCCCTTTTCCGCGTTGCTTGGAGGAGAAGCCGCGGGGGAAGCAACAGATACGCCTGAAGTTGAGGGCTTTGGCGATGAGAAAGATGCGTCGCAGCGGTAATGGCGTGAGAGTGGTGGCAAAGGTTTTCGGCGTAAGTGTACGCACGGTGCAGAGGGAGGTGAAGCGGAAAGGGAAAGGGCAGTGGAAGTGGAAAGAATTAAAGATTGTTTCGCTTCGGGCGCAATGACGGGTAAGGTACTGTAAGTATGGATTTAGATATTAAAAGTTTAGACCAGATGGACCGCGCCCGGCTCGCCGGCTACCGGTCCAACCTCGATTTCTATAACGGCGCGCAGTGGTCTGAACGGTCCCGCTACCGCCAGCTCGTATTTAATTACGTCAAAATCGCGGTGGACAAGGTCACGAGCTACCTGATGAACGAACTGAATTTTGCATGCGAACCGGAGGCGGGCGGGTTGGGGAACCCGTCAATGCAGGGTAAGACCGAGAACGCGGGCGGGACTAAAGGCCCGCCCCTACAGGAGATGGCCAAGAGGGCTGAGGAACTGATCTACCGCGTCTATGATCAGAATAACTGCTCCGAACTGGACTATACCACCGAGATAGACACCGCCATACTGGGCGACGGATGCTACAAGGTCACCTGGGACGCACCTGAAAAACGTGTCCGCATCACTGCCCCGGATGTAAACGGCATCTTCGCCTGGTGGCAGGGAGACGATATCACCCGCCTTTACCGCGTTGCTTCACGGTACCAGCTTTCAGCCGACGAGGCGGCCGCGCTCTACAAGCAGAAGATCAGCAGGAAAAACGCTTCGATTACCGAGATCTGGGACGTGAAGGAGTTCATCCTTTACCTGGATGATAAGATCATCGAACGCAAGCCCAACCCCTACGGGTTTATTCCCTTTATCATCTTCCCTAACCTGCGCCAGCCCAAGCAATTCTGGGGACTGTCCGATATACCAGCCCTGCGCGAACCCCAGCGCGAGCTGAACCGCGCCCTCACCCAGCTTTCACGCATACTCGAGGTCTCGGGCAACCCCATAGCCGTCCTCGAGGGAGTGGAGCAGTCCGAGAATATACAGGTTGTCCCGGGCGCGGTCTGGAACGTGCCTCCCGATGCCCGGGCCTACCTGCTGGACCTTCTTCAGGGCGGCGGCATACGCCTGCATATTGACTACATCGACCTGGTCTACCGCACCATGCACGACCTGTCAGAATCGCCGCGCGCATCCTACGGCGGCCTTGAGCGGGATCTGTCGGGCATCGCCCTGGAAGTGGAGCTGCAGTCGCTGCTGCAAAAGGTGCGCCGCAAGCGGCTCATCAGGACCAATGTCTACAGGCGGCGCAACGAGATGGTACTGGCCCTGCATAAAAAGTTTGCCCGCCAGGACCTCACCGGCGTGAGCCAGCGCATCCTGTGGGGTCACGTACTGCCGCAGGACCGCGCACGGGAGGCGCAGAACGAGCAGCTCATGGTGCAGTCGGGCATACATTCGAGGCGCACCGCCATGGATAACCTGGCCGTCCGCGACCCCGAGGCCGAGTTTGAGAAATGGATGGCCGAACGCAGGCGCATCCTCGAAATGAATAGCGAGTTTAAGGCGCAGCCCGCCTACGGCAAAGCGAGAGAGAGAAGCACGACCGCGGAGCTGGATGCTGCGCTTTGAATACAGGAGGATATCATGAACGAAGAAATCAATATCGAAACGGCCGAAACCGAACGTAGGGGCGTACCTTCAGGTGCACCCGAAACGGGCGGGTTTAAAACCCCGCCCCTACACACTGTGCCCGAAAAAACGGGTGAACCCTTGAAGGAAAATGTCATTGCGAGGGACGAAGTCCCGCGGCAATCTCATGGCATTACACCGGAAAAACAGCATGGAGAAAAGCTGGCCGAACTGGAAACCGCCCTCGGCGAAGCCAAACAATCTCTGGATGCCCGGGCCGGCGACTGCGACCGGCTCAAGGCCGCATTGGACGATGCCGTGAGCGCCTACCGCAAGCTGGCCGTAAGCACCAGCCCGCTCTATTCCGACGATATCATCAGCGGAAGCTCGGTCGAGGAGATCGACGCCTCCATCAAAAAGGTCAACGGCCTGGTGAAAAAAATGAGATCGTCGCTCGAGGCCGAGCTCAAGGACCTGACAGTCCCGGCCGGCGCACCCGAAAGGTCGGCACCCGACCTGTCCGGCCTGTCGCCACGGGAAAAAATCAAACAAGGCCTGGAAAAGAAATAAATATATCACTGTTCGCCTCGGGGTGAGGTGATAAAGGAGTAATCTATGGCAACACTTTTAACCGAAGCCGCCAAACTTTCTAACGACGTCCTCTACCAGGGCGTCATCGAGACCATCGTCAAGGACAGCCCTCTGCTGCAGCTCCTGCCGTGGATCGAGATCCAGGGCAATGCCCTGACCTATAACCGCGAGCTGTCCCTGCCATCGGCGGAATGGCACGCGGTGAACGATGACTGGACCACCAGCCCGGCCGTGACCTTCACGCAGAAGACTGCCACGCTGGCCATACTGGGCCAGAACGCCGACGTGGATAACTACATCCGGCAAACACGGTCCAATATACAGGACGTCGAATCCGCCATCATTGAGCTCACCGCCAAGGCCATCCGCCACGAGCTCGAGGATAAGCTCATCTACGGCGATAACACGGCCAACCCCAACCAGTTCGACGGCATGGTCAAGCTGATCAATACCGGGACGTCCGGGGACCAGCTCATCGCCGCGGGAGCCACCGGCGCCACGCTCACGCTTTCCATGATCGACCAGCTTATCGATGCGGTCAAGGGAGGCAAGCCCGACCTGCTGATGATGAGCAGGCGCTCCCGCCGCAAGATCATGGCGCTGGCCAGGGCGGCCGGCAATAACCTCGAGGTGGGCAAAGGCGCACTGGGAGAATTCGTCCAGTATTACAACGGCATACCCATTGCCGTCAACGATTTCATCAAGGATACGCATACGCTGTCGGGCAGTGTCGAAACCGCCTACACCGGCGATATCTGCTCCACTATCTATTCGCTGTCCTTCGGCGAGGATGGCCTCTGCGGGCTTACCGACCGCGGCGGCCTGCAGGTCATCAGGATCGGCGAGATGGAGACCAAGGACGCCTCCCGCACGCGCATCAAGTGGTACGTCAGCCTGGCCCTCTTCTCCAATATCAAGGCCGCCGCGCTGATCGGCGTAAAAGATTAAATAAATCGTAGGGGCGTACCTTCAGGTGCGCCCGAAGACAGGGGCGGGTTTGAAAACCCGCCCCTACAAAAAACATAAGGAGTAAAAGAAAATGGCATTTGCAGATCCTGGAATTGGCAGACACGTTATCTGCGGCCCCGGCCCGGCCGCAGCCACCGTCACCCTCGCGGCCGCCTGTGAGGAAGGCGATATCCTCGGTTATTCAAGCGGCTGGAAGCTTGCCCTCGCTACCGCAGCCAGTGTTATAGGAGGGCAGGTTGTCGCCCTTAAAAAAGGCGCAATCGGCGCACTCATCCCTGTTGCCACCGTTTGCGTGGTCACCGGTTATTCCGGAGGCACGCCAGGCGGACTTATCTACGTCGCCGAAGGTTCGGCCAGCGGAGATGTTACCGATACCATCCCCACCACCCAGGCCGATAATATCACTGTCATCGGTGTATTGCTGGATGCAGCCACCATCGCCTTTAACCTGACCAACGTACAGGTAGTCCACGCTTAGGCTTAAAGGAGTGACTTACCTTTAAGTAGCCTCCTCTGAATAGTGGGAGCGGCCGGCCTTACCCTCCCGGCCGCTCCCCAAGTGATAAGTTAATGATGAGGTGATGATATGCCGACAACTTATTTAGCAGATTTAGTGGCGCAGCTCCGCACCGACTTGGGAGATCCGTCGGGCGCTTCCCCACGCTGGTCGGAAGCCGACCTTCAGCGTGCTATTGCCCGGTCGCTGGCTGCCTTTTCGCGGCATCACCCCTATGAGCAGAAATCCACCGTCGCCACCGTGTCCGCCGATTATGCTATCAGCATCGCTTCGCTTACAGGCCTCATTTCCGTTGATAGGCTGGAATTCCCCGTCGGCGATAAGCCGCCCACATTCAAGCCCTTCTCCATCATTCAGAACACTCTTTACATGCAGGAGCTGGGCGATACCTCGAATTGCTATATCTACTGGTCAGGCGTTCATACCTTGACGGATGCTTCCCGCACCTATGACACCAAATACAGCGACTTAATTGAGCTCGGCGCCCTGGCTTTTGCCCTGGAACAGTACGCTGATGCTACCCTGGTAGGTAAGATTAGCACCGCCCTGGAGGCCGCCAATACCGCCATCGCCAAAGTATCGAGCAAGGTCACGCTGGCAGAAACCGCTCTCACCAGTGCTGCCGGTGTCGCCACCGACATAGCCACGCAGCTCACCAGCGCAAGCACGCAGCTCACCGCTGCTATTGCCGCCCTTGCCTCCGCCATCTCCACGGCCGGTGGAAGCATTGACGCCACTATTGCCGCCAAATTGACCGACGTGGCCACCCGCATCACTTCGGCGGGTACTTCACTCATGGCAGCCACTACAGCCCTCACCGCTTCAACCACACGCATCGGAGCTGCTGTCACGGATATGGCAAGCGGTGACGATTATATCCCCACCGCAAACACAGGCGATGACCCCGCTGGCAAGTGGGCGACTTATGCCGGTAAGGATATTGATGCTGCAAATTCTTATAACCAGCAGGCCGGCGCTTGCATACAGCAGGCCTCCGAATATATCGCTGCTGCTCAGACAGAACTTGCTCATATCAAAGCTCTTGACGATAAGCGAAATGCCTATATCGCTACCGGTGCGCAGTATATCGCAGCCGCTTCCACCTATCTTAAGACGGCCTCTGAATTGAACCTTAAACGTCAGAGCTATATCCAGATAGCAGGCCGCCATCTTGAAAGCGCCAACTCGCACACCCAAGAAGGCTGCCAGCTCCAGCAGATCGCAGACGGTTATAAGCTGGAAGCCGTAGCATTGGCAGCCCAGGCGAAATCAAAGATGGCCAGTTTCCTAAAGGAAATCACCATAGGTTCAATCACCAAGAAACTCAAAACCTTTCAAATGTCAGTAAAGGAGTAATTATGGTCCGTAAAAAAACGTTGCGGGGATCTCCACAACGAAAAACGTCAAATCCGAAGCTAAAAGAAACTGCGGCCGCAAAACCGCTGTTATTCAAAGATGGCCTACCCATTGATGCTTATGCCATCAGGGAGGATGAATTCGATACTTCAACATGGCAACTTCCGCACCACACTAAGGAATTGGGCCGTAAGCCCATAGAGCAGACCGTTGATTTCGTTTTGCTTGATCATGCCACTCTGTTATTGAGCCGCTGGGGCGACAGTGGCGTCCGCTGTCATGCCGACCCGGAGCTGATCATTTTGGCAGCCCGCCACCTGGCCGGCCATTACCGTGCAGCAGGCAGGCAAATCCCTGTCGCCCTGTGCGTACTTATATAAATAAATTGTAGGAGCGTACCTTAAGGTGCGCCCGAGGAGAGAAATCATGGAAACCACACCCCTGGACGGTTACAAGAAAATTATCGTCACCCTGATCACCATCATCGCCGGGTCCGTCGGCCTCTTTATCACCGACCCGGCCAAAGCTTCGACGGTCGGCCAGTTCCTGATTGACGTCATCGGCCCGTGCGCCATCGTCCTGGTCGGCATCATCTATACCATCGTGCAAGGCCAGATCGACAAGGAGAAAGTAAAAGTCGCCCCCAAGATCGCCGCCCTCCAAAGCGAAGCGAAGCAATCCCCAAAAGGGGATAGCGTAGCAGCTCAGCAGCCAGCCGTTACGCCCTGCCTACCGGCTGCACCGGTTGACAACTACGTCCCCGTTGACATTGACGCCGCAGTCGGAGCAGCAGAGGAATCCTGCAGGAAGGATGGCCAGGAAGTAACGCCTATCAGCCGTGCCTTTTACTACTATCCCATCATCACCAACTTTGACCTGCGGGAGGTGCCGCGGGACCGGCGGGTAAGCGAAGCGAAACGCCTGGTCGATAAGTCCGTCGAGCTTTTCAGTGAGGCGTTTAAGTATCAAACGAAGCTTCCCAAGCCACCCACCCTGGCCGAGGCCAACAATTACCACGCCTACATGGGCAAGCTGAAAAAGGATTATGAGAAGGCCAATAACTTGACCTGCTCAGATAAGACCTTCGATGATCTGAAAAACCTCATATCCTATTTCAACGAGCTCTACAACGCCCAGGATGGCCTTGCCCAACTCAACGGCAAGACTGTGGATTGGAGCATCTACAGCGGCAGAGCTTACAGCCCCACACAGGTTGGATGGGATTACGTCAAACTTTTATAAATGATCGTGGCGGCGTCAGGATCCACGGCGCCGCCACCTTAAAAAGAATGAGAACCATTACCGCAGAATTTGACGTTGCGCAGAGAACCCCCAACAAGCGGGTCCCTGTGGTTAAGGTCGAGGTCGCCAGCTACGGCCACCCGGCCGCAATCGACGCCACCCAGCTGCATTGGACAGATGCCTTCTGGGAGCGGCTTACTCACGAGACCGATGCTACCGCCCTGGGCCTTAACCATGCCGTCGCCATCCCGGCCGATGGCTCTGTTTGCCGTGTCCGCACTTATAATTCTCATGTTTACTTCCAACGTGTCACTTCACCCACCGCCGATGATGATTGGGAGGCAGCCTGGACAGACCTTGGCCTCGTCACAGCCACCAGCCGTGTCGCTATCGCCGCCAATGGAACAGAGGTTACCGTATTTTCCGACGACGGCGTCAATCTCGGTTACCGTACCTCCACCAACAGCGGCGCATCATGGGGCGCATGGGTATTGACGAACAACGCCCGCCCGGGTGAAAAAGGTATGGCCGCCGCGTTCAGTGCCGATGGCGGAAAGCTGGCTTGCGTGCATTCTTCCGATGTCAACGATCCCAGCAGCCTCTATATTCAGATAAGGACAGGCGCATCATGGAGCACCGGACTCGGTCAGATCGCCGGTGACTTCGAGATATCCGGCCTCGCCCTTTACCACAACGGAGATTGGAATATGATAGCCACTCTGCTGGACGGCGATAATGTACGCGTCGCCAGGGGCGTCTATGGCGACGGCGGATCATACACCGCAGGGACATGGTCCGGCTGGTCATTTATCAATTCCGCCAAGGCAAAGGTATCCTTCACCGCCGCTATGAAATTGCGTCAGTTCCACACCGGCCGCCCAGGTCGAGGTGTACCCACCTGGTATGAGCGCATGTCATCCGTCATGCAGTTGTCATCCACCGATAATCTCGGCGTTGACGACCCATTTCTCACTTATAGTGCCGCCATGGGTGCCGTGTATTCTTTCGCAAAATCTAATTCACCGTGGTTTTACCGCCTTCGGGCAGGTACGGCGTTCGACGCCATGGATTGGGATAAATCATGGCCTCTCAATACCATAGCCACTCAAGGCCTTGCCCTGGCCTGTGATGGCACTTACATTTATGCCACCGCCCCTAATCAAGTTTGGCGCACCGCTCTCGCAGGTTCATGGGTGCCGCCAACCCCAGGAGCCGGTGCAGGTACTAATTACGCCCTACCTATCGCGGATATCATTGCTATTAAGGAGACAGTCAAGTCTCACAGTGCATCGGAGCTGGACGTTGTTCTGAGCAACGCCGCCAGCGCTTACGACGTCCTTGGAAGTGGTGACAATACCGCCGTTGGAAAACTACTTCGAGGTGCGCAGGTCACGCTTTCTATTGGTTATCATACCGACTCTGATCTCTTCTCAGTCACAGGGAAATACTTTGTCGAGCGCCTTGAACATTCCCGCGTCCCCGGCAAAAGCTACCTTACCATTCATGCTATCGACGCTTGGGCTTTACTGCAGCATTACACGTTCAACCGTCCCATCGAATGGAACGGCGTCTACAACGAGAAATCGATTTATGATATTGCCGGCCTTATCCTTCAGGCGGTCGGCGGAACTCTATCCTATAAGTCCCGCAGCTCCTATATTACCGCTATCTATCCACACCTTGAAATCACCACCGGCGAGAACGGCGCTACGGTTTTGAGTCAGATCCTCGCCCTCGTTCCCGATGTCATTTTCTTTGTCGGCCTTACCGGTTATATCGTTTACCCCCAGGTAGCAGATATCAAATCCTATTCTTTGAGGTTTCCATGATGCTGTCATTGCGAGGCCGCCGTAGCGGCCGTGGCAATCTTGTGGTTCCCGTCAGCCGTAGGGTCGTACCTTCAGGTGCGCCCGCAAAGGAGAAAGTAGCATGAAAGATTTATTCGTCTGGTTTTGCGTAGCCTTCATCGCCGTCTGTGGCTGCATCCTCAGCTACCGCTGCGGCCTCGCCGTCGGGCAGTCGAATTGCCCGGTGAAGTACGCCATTTGCGAGAACGGCACTTGCACATTAAGCGATCAAATCTCGGACTACCCGGGATTAAAAGGAGAATAATTCTATGGCAGTAACAGCGAAACTCTTCTCGAACTTCCCCCACCTGCTGCTCGAGGATGCCCTGGCAGGGTCAATCCTTGCGCAGACCATCAAGGTCGCCCTCTTCACCTCTGATCTATCCGCCCATCTTGATCAGGATACTAACGACTACCTGGACGACCTGCCTGACCATGAGGTAGCCAACGGCAACGGCTACGCTACCGGCGGCGCTACCCTGGGCTCAAAGACCTGTACCGTTGCTGCGAAGGTAACCACCTTTGACGCCGCGGATACAGCATGGACGGCCTCCACCATCACCGCCCGCTATGCCGTCATCTACTATGCCACCGGCACACCCGGAACGTCCCTTCTGATCGGCTATATCGATTTCGGCGCAGACCAGGCCAGCAGCTCAGGCACCTTCCAAATCACCTGGAATGCCAGCGGCATCTTTACCATCACAGTAGCGTAATGTAGGAGCGTACCTTCAGGTGCGCCCGAAAGGAGGAAATCATGGGTAAGAAAAAAGAGACGCCCAGAAAGGACGTCAATATAGATGCGCCCACTATTACCATTGCAATAAAAACTAAATAGAATGGCAAACGTATACTGGTTCGGAGGAACCGGCAACTGGTCGGATTATACTAATCACTGGTCTAATAACAGTGGCAACTCTCCTGCATCCTTACACGGTGCGGTGCCAGGGTCAGATGATAACGTCCTTTTTGACGCCAATTCCTTCACAGCAGCCGATCAAGTAGTCACCGTAGATGCCGCAGCCAACTGCCTTGCTATGGACTGGACAGGTGCAACGAATACACCGACATTAACTATAAATCAGTCAAAATATATAAATTTTTTGGCGCACGTCACATTTATTTTAGCTATGAAAGTAGCACGAGGTACAGGGTGGTCTTATGGCGGGTTATCACTTCGTACTTCAACAGGCACAACAAACTTTAACACCAACGGGTTAACTCTGGTTTGGGATCTCACAATCACTCTCGGCGGTGGACTTATATTACTGAATAATTTGAATATGGGTGCAAACACTTTACAGATAACACATGGAACGCTCAATACGGATGGTTATACTGTAACGTGTGGATGGTTTTATGACAACGCATCCGCCGCAGACAAGACTTTGACGCTTGGCTCTTCAACGATAAATTGTACGTATTGGTCATTTACCGGTACTGGTGATGGCGCATTAGCACTCGCCGCCAACACCGCAACTATCAACGTCTCAGGTACAGGACCGTTTGCAGGTGGCGGAAGTGCAAACTACTATAATGTCAATTTGAACGGGACCGCTCATACAATTTCAGGCAATAACACCATTTCCACACTCACATTAAAAGCTGATACAACTCAGACTATCACTTTTACTGATGGGTCAACGCAGACAATTACCACGCCGAACATTACGGGTTCTTCTGGTAAAATCAAAACACTGAAAGGGTCAAGCACAGCAGGCTGGAATATAGTCAAAGCAGGTGGCGGACAGGTATCTGTTGATTATCTGGCATTAACTTATAGCCAGGCCACCCCGGCACTCACTTGGTTTTATGGTGCTAATACCACAGGACTCACCGGTGTAACCGGCTGGCTACCGGCGAGCTGTACCATCACCGGTGCTCTGGCTACCGCTACCGCCGCAGCGGGAGTCCCCGACATATCCCTCGGTGCTACCGTGTCTTCCGCAGTGGCCACCTCGAACGTCGCGGCAAGCGTCCCCATATTAAATACAGGCACGGACTCTTCACCCCCGCTTGTCCAGGTATCCTCTGAATTACCCATACCCGCCATAATCATCGCCGAGGACAATGAGTCCACCGCTTTAGCCGCCAATGCTGAAGCCTTAACTCCAGCCATCCAATTCGATTATGCCATCGCCGGTGCCCTGGCCACCGCAAATGCTTTAGCCCTTGAGCCAGCAATCACCATCGCCGAGGATAATGAGTCCACATCTTTAGCCGCCGATGCAGAAGCCTTAACTCCAACCATCCAGTTTGACTATGCTATCACGGCCGAAGCATCCACATCTGATGCTTTAGCCTTAGAACCCTCAGTAATCATCGCCGAGGACAATACGTCCACATCTTTAGCCGCTGATGCTGAGTGCCTCGTTCCACAACTCGAAACATCATGCACTATCGCCGGTGAAGTGGCCGCAGCGGATGCTTCATCTCTCGACCCAGCAGTCATCATCGCCGAGGATAACGAGTCCACCCAATTACGTGCAGACGCTGAATTACTTGAACCAGAAATCAGCATTGCCGAGGATAACGAGTCCACCGCTTTAGCCGCCAATGCTGAAGCCTTAACTCCAACTATCGATTTTGACTATGCTATCACCGCAGAAGCAGCCACCGCCTCTGCCACCATGCCCGACCCACTTCTCGATATAGGCACCTTCGTTGATGTATCCACGTCCGCCGCGTCCGATGCTTTAGCCCTTGAACCCACCCTATTACTTGATTACGTTTTACTTCCACCCGCAGCAGAGGCAACCGCCGGGATCCTCACACCGGAAATCATCATCGCCGAGGATAACGAGTCCACCCAATTACGTGCAGACGCTGAATTACTTGAACCAGAAATCAGCATTGCCGAGGATAACGTAGCCCCCTTGGTCGACGCCACCGCTGAATTCCCAGCACCAGCGGTCAGCATTGAGGAGAGCAACGAGTCAACACAACTGCGGGCAGACGCTGATTTACTTGCACCATCTATTGCCTTTGATTTTACTATCACGGCCGAAGCATCCACATCTGATGCTTTAGCCTTAGAACCCTCAGTAATCATCGCCGAGGATAACGAGTCCACCGCTTTAGCCGCCGATGCTGAATTACTTGAACCAGCAATCAGTATTTCAGAGAGCAATGAGGTCCCTCAGGGAGAGGCCAGCGCAGAATTACTCGCACCAACAGTAATCATTGAGGAGAGCAATGAAGCCCCCCTGGTCGAAGTCACCGCAGAATTACTCGAACCATCTATTGCCTTTGATTTTTCTATCGCCGGTGAAGTGGCCACCGCGGATGCTTTAGCCCTCGACCCAGCAGTCAACATTGCCGAGGATAACGTAGCCCCCTTGGTCGACGCCACCGCTGAATTACTTGAACCCACCATCAGCACCGGATTAAGTATCGACTCTTCCCAGGGAGAAGCAACCGCAGAATTACTCGAACCATCAGTCAATATTTCAGAGAGCAATGAGGTCCCCCAGGGTGAGGCAACCGCCGAGATCCTCGCACCGGAAATCATCATTGCCGAGGATAATGAGTCCACCCAACTACGAGCAGATGCTGAATTACTCGAACCAGCAATCATCATTGCAGAAGACAACGAGTCAACACAATTATTAGCCGATGCAGAATTGTTACCACCCGAAATCTTCACCGGTCTCACCATCGATGCACCAACAATAGAAGTAACAGCGCAGGTACCCGAACCCGCCGTGATCATTGCCGAGGACAACGAGTCAACACAACTTCGGGCAGACGCAGAATTACTTGAACCAGCAGTCAACATTGCTGAGGATAACGAAGTCCCCCTGGTGGAGGTCACTGCTGAATTACTCGAACCAGCAATCAGTATTGCTGAGGATAATGAAGTCCCCCTGGTCGACGCCAGCGCAAAATTCCCAGCACCAGAAATCATCATTGCCGAGGACAATGAGTCCACCCAACTACGAGCAGACGCAGAATTACTCGAACCATCAATCAGCATCTCAGAGGATAACGAAGTCCCGCTGGTCGAGGTCACTGCTGAATTACTCGAACCATCAGTCAACATTTCAGAGAGCAATGAAGCCCCGCAGGGCGAGGCCACCGCAGCCGCCCTCGTTCCAACCATCACAGTAGCCGAGGAGAACGTAGCCCCCGCAGCCACCGCCGCCGCAGCGGCCGCAGTCCCAACCATCACCGGCACCGCCCTGATCAGCGGTGCCCTGGCCACCGCCAGCGCAGCCCCGCCCGCCCCATCCACTCACACCGGCTGCACAATTACC